TCTGTAACTGGAGGAGCAGTACTGTCCCAGTTGGCACGGCCAGAATTCTTGACTAATCGTATACGATATTTACGTAAAAGAGTCCAGTTATCAGGATTGACAGGTTGTTGATTGTTAACTTGTAAAATATTTGTTGCAGAACCACTTGGGTCGTTTGAATTACCATTACCAGTTCTAAGTAAAGAACCAGCAGGAAAATTAGCCAAAGCAGTTGCGTTAGATGCTCCTTTTACTCGCAGACACATCAAAATAATTTCTACGTCACATGGTGCGGCATTAGCCTCAAATGATTGACGCATATAAAAAGTAAAACGACAAGCGGCACGAGTAGGAGATATCCTATCACCAATACGTTGATGCTCACCTATACCTTGGTCAACAAGTGGAACCAATTGGTGAAGATTGCCAGAAGCAAAGTTAGTAGCTACACCGAGTGTAAGCGCAAGTGGGTCAGCTTGCTGAGCTACATATTTAATCTCCTTACCAAAGTTAACAGCAGCGCGAACGTGAGATAAAAATCTTGAATTCACGGAACGCGATAACGTAGTATGAGGGGTACCCCTCCGGCCACGACTCCGAGTAGACACTCGGCGACGGACGGAACGCGCTGAACGGCGATTGCGGCGGTAGGGCGGCATTTTTATAATCTCTGCAAATATTATAATGCCGGGGAGAAAGTCTGAGGCACACGCCGTCCCTCCGGGCCAGCCTGTGCCAGGGGCGAATGGTAATAGTGAACATTCGCCCCATGCTCAATATAAATATGATGTAGTCATAAATAACTATTCAGACTTAGAATGTTATATCTTTTGTGCCACTGTACGTGATATATGCAAAAAGGCTATAGTAGCTAAAGAAGTAGGAGAAGAAGGAACACCACACTTACAATGTTATATAAGTCTAAAGGAAAAAAAACGAATGGATACATTACATGGTCATGCGGGTTTTGAAAGGGCAAGTATGCGACCAGTTAGAAACGAAAGAGACTTGATAACATATTGCAGAAAAGGGGGAAATGTAATTGTAGATTTCGGAATTCCGAAACCTCCAAAAATTCCAAAAATAATTACGGAATTACGGCCTTGGCAAGCAGAGATTGAAAAACTATATTTCGGAATTCCGGACCCTCGAAAAATCCATTGGTTTTGGGAATCGGAAGGAAATATCGGAAAATCGGAATTTGTAAAATACATGGTTGTAAAACATAAAGCTTTATTCTGCGATGGCGGAAAAAAAGCAGATATAATCAATTTAGTCTTCAACAATAATATGGACGACTGTAAATGTATAATATGGGATTTACCAAGAGTTACTGAGGGTAACATATCTTATAGCTCTTTAGAGTCTATTAAGAATGGTTTAGTATGTAATACTAAATACGAAACGGGAACCAAAGTCTTTGATTCTCCTCATGTATTTGTGTTTGCGAATTTTGTGCCAAGTGATATGAGTAAACTATCTCAAGACAGATGGAACATCTGTGAAATCAAACAGGGAACTTCATTCCTGTTTTAAGGGTTTGACCGTCACCGGTCCCCGCCCAGCCTCAAGGGTGAGGCGGCGACCGGCGACAGTCAAACGTCTGTGCAGACGGGTCGCGTGACGGTCACGAGGGCGGACTCCCAAGCGCATATCAACATCTATATTCCGACCCTAAAGGGTCGGGATTGACGCAAGCGTCAATCGTCAACTAAGAATCTTTAAAATACATTTCATAACGAGTACCAACCATAACCAAAGAACCAGTTGAATCAACAGGCAAAGGAGAACCATCAGAGGTGGTTGCCCAAGCTAACCAAATAGGGTAATGATTGGTAGGAAGATTAGCAGTAGCAGAGGTATATTTAAGAGTGGGAGGTTTCCACTTAAAAGTACGATGAACAACAGAGTGTGCTGATGATATATTAGGCGCAATCTGAGATTGGTCTGTAACTGGAGGAGCAGTACTGTCCCAGTTGGCACGGCCAGAATTCTTGACTAATCGTATACGATATTTACGTAAAAGAGTCCAGTTATCAGGATTGACAGGTTGTTGATTGTTAACTT